CGGTTCAACTCCAGTGTGAACTGGCTGTACTGTAGTAACTGATGGCCCGGCCTTAATACATTTATAAACTTTAAATTCTGACCTAGTAACAACATAAAATCTTTCATCAAAGATGTCAGAATCATTTGAATCCCATGCCACATATGTCTGGCCGTCATCATAATTGTATCTAGGTACTACATGAGAAATGTCACTTGAAGTGATCCTCTTCATGCCGAGTAATTGTTGGAATGACTCACTAGTATCATCTATGTGGTCACCAGGGACGAAAGGAGTTGTGTCGGTAAGGTCGGAAGTGGCATTCGACCAAACATCTGATTTACCGATGGTCAAATAAACACTGGAGCCTGTGACATCTTCCTTGAAATTCTCTGCATTGAGAACTCTAAAAGGGGTTGTAATAATTGCTGCCATAATTCTTTCCTATGTTTATGTTAATCTAAGTTTATAAAACTACTATTGTTATAACTATTTATAGTGTTTTTATATTTGTTTTGTATGATTTGCGAACCTAATTGTTCTATTGTAAAGTTACTATTAAAGAGTTTATCACTCTCATAAAAACTATTTCCTTTACTATTAAAATAGTTATTTAATCTTGTTTGATTTAAATCATTAAGTAATACAATAAGTATTGCCTTAATATCTTTAGCTCTGTATTCTGATACTGCAGTAGAACCTAGTGTAACACTTGGGTCAAACACATATCCGTTACCATTGTTAGTTATACTTATAGTAGTTATTCCTGATGGTAATAGCAATACTTCTGCACTTGCATTACTTCCACTTCCACCACTAAATGTAATAGTAGGTGATTCGGTGTATCCACTGCCTTGATTTGTTATTACAACACCATCAACTTCACCTAAGTTATTTATTATAGCATAACCTAGTGCAGTTACTCCACTAGTTGGAGCAGAGAATGTAACACTTGGCCTTGATGAATAATTAGCACCACCTGATATAATACTTACTCTTTGAACTCCTGTTGGTTCTAAATTAAACTTGGCCGTTGCCTGTACATTAGTACTTAAAGGAATTCCATCTTGGTCAGCTGCAGTAGGTGGCCCAATTTTTATAATAGGAGGTTTACGATATTCTCTAATTGCCACAGATTCTGTAGGGAAAGAAAGACTAGTAACTGTTCCAACTCCACTGTTTGCAGATACTGCTAGTGAAGCAGAAGTATAACCAGTATTTGTTCCACTTATAGTAACCGACTCTATCTCTCCTAGTGCATTAATAACTGGAGTTAATGTAGCGTTTCCACCCTCTGCAATTGAAATTGTAGGATTGGAACTAAAGCCAAATCCAGGGTTAATAACTTGCACTGAAGTAATTGAACCATTAGTAATCTGTGCCGAAAGAACTGCGTTACGACTCACCTTGGCCTCTGCTGTAGGTGTAAACATAGAAGCAAATGCCTCTACTAATAATGGTATATCTTCAGCACCAATTAATCCTGGCTGAATACCTGGCATAGATGATAATGTAAATCTATTAATTCTAGTAGCACCATATGCATTTACTAGTTGACTTACCAACTGGCCTGTTTCTGGATTTTTAGTCTGTACTGTAACACCTTTATTGTTATCACCAAATGCCGCTCTTGTAAGTTGTAAAAGAATTAAAATTTCACCGAAGAATATAAATCCTGCAGGGTGTACTAGTCTATTAAATACACTATCCCAATCTTCAATATTTCTACCTGTCTTAATAAGATAACTATATTTTTGGTATCTATAACTATCTTGTAATCTAATTTTTTTCTCTGATAAGAAACCTTTAGTTGAGATAAATTGATTTGCATCTGAATCCCAATCTCCAGAAGATGGTATAAGAGTATTATCCCATGGTCGGGTTACTTCTACTTCATCTTCAAAGAACAATCTAAAAAATGTGGCTATGGAATCTTGTGAACCTCTTATCTTATAAAAATCAATAATTCTTTTATAAAGAGTTGCCTTATTAACTGCTATGTCTCTAGGAATAATAGCGGCAATTTCTTTTTGCATAAACTTTAAATATTCACTAGTAGGGTCAGCATTATCATCTAGGTTCTTATCAATGTCCATTGCATCTTCTAATGCATTAAGTACATATGATGGCCCAGGTCCTACCCAGTTTTTAACCAGAGTAGTTAATTTACCAGTCTTAGTATTATGGGCAGATAATCCACTAACAGTAAAAGTTTTACCTACTTCTGTAGTACTTTTAGCAAGTGAACCAGGAAGCTCATTACCATTTGATATCTGTACGTTTGCACTAGATAGAGTGATTACTGTTCCGTCATCTAATACTAGTGTACTGTTTGCTCCATTGTGGTCTGTAAAGAATTCATTACCATTTGAGTCTGGGTCTGGATATCTAAAGACTGCCTGACCATCTAAAATTCTATCTGAGAAAGATTCGGTAGTTTGATAAATAAACTCATTCATATTCATAAATTCATAATATGATTCCAAGAGTTTTTGAATACCGACATTACTAGTAACATCAATATTATCCAATATACCATCTGGTATTAATTGTTTTACCTGCAAGTCTTCTTTGGACTTTCTCTTTGAAGAAAATACCGACTCTACATATCCTGGTGAATTATTATCTATTGACATATTATCTTAACCTAGAATTAACTGAATAGTCTATTGAACCTGATGAACCTGCTGTAGAGATAGTATCAACTTGAGCTGTAATACTTACAAAGGCTTGGTCTATATTAATTAACTGGTCTCTTTTTGGTGCTATATCTAGCGAGTTAGGAATTGCAGTAATTCTAATAGAAGTATTTGAACTAGATGTAGTAAAATTATTTAATGATACTTTACCAGATGATGGTATAATAGTTCCTGCATTATTAATAACAGTAATATTATTACCGTCTACTACTTTATAAACCATAACTTGTCTATTATTAGAACCAGTAATTGGAATATCACCAAAGAAATGGTCTGCACCACCAGTAGATATTTTAAACGCTGTTGAACTAATTAAGAAATTACTTGAGTCACCTGATTCATATAAAGGTGATGCAAAAGATATATTAAATACATTATCAGTATCAGTAGTTCCTGCAACAATATTCTTGTACATATAAGGTCTAATAGTAGAGTTAAGAATAGAAGGGTCAGCTGAATCAATTAACTTTAGAAGTTGAGAGTGTCTAAATACTCCATCAAACTTATTTAAGTTATTAAAGTTATAATCAGAAATAACATCTCTTACAACATTTTGCAATTCAACACTAGTTCTATCCGTAATGTTTGGATTATATTTAAAGAATACATCCAATTCTAAATTTGTAAAGTTAGGGTCTACAATTTCTGGAGTAATAGAAACAATGTTCTTACCCTTAAGTACAGTATCTTTAATTGCTAATTTTTCGGCCGATGTTAATGTTTCAGCAGTAAGAGGTTTAATTGCAATATAGACCGTTCCGAAATCCGCAGGGTCATTATCTTCTCCACCCCATGTAGAAATAGAAGAAATATTTGCAAAACCTTTTAGAATAATTGACCTATAGTCTTCTGCAGTAACTGCTCTATTCTGTGCAGTAAATGTAAGTGGTGCATTAAATCTAATTGACTCTATTGTTTCTGGAGGATTACCACCTGATGAATTACTAACTGTTGTAATAGTATTACTAAAACTACCAGTCAGCTGTGGTATAGTATCATTAAATACAAATATACTTGCACCATTTGCCTCTTCACCATGAGTATAAATATAGTCTAGTGTTACAATATTATCATTAACTGGTTTCTTACCAGTAATACCATCACCAAAATATATTTCATACTTACCACCTGGATTTTCTTGTAGATAATATACTTGTGCCTTTGAGTCTACACTTAATAGTGATTCAAACCTTGTGTATATATTATAAGATGTTGACCTTTCATTGTCTTGTACTCTTACTCTTAATGTACTTGTATCTGCATCACTATCTGCAAGTTGAAATTTCTGATTATTAATATCATTATCAACTCTGTAAAGTAAAGATTTTAAAGTTCCTTGTACAATACTAATATTATTAAAAGTATACTTATTAGTGGCTGAATTGAGATTTGCAGATTCATTATTTAAAAGAGCAAAGTCATATCTAATTCCACTTAGAGTTGACCTAAGTTTTGTTCCTCTTTTAAGTACAAGTGATTCTGGTTTGACTGATTCATTAGTTGCATCGATTTCAATATTTACTGTAGCCCTACCAGCAAGAATTGACCTAGGAGTATAACCTAAAAGTTTAGCACGAGTAACTACATTACCTCTAATTTGAGCTGAATCTAAAAATGCCTCATTCAAAGCATAGTGAGCGGCCATTGCATTATAATGTGTATTATATGCAAGAACATCAAGTAGTACATTAAGACTACTTCCTTCAAAGTTAAAATCATTAAACTCAGATTGATTCTTTAGATAGTTTTTTAAATTATCTTTAATTTGGTCGAAATCTAGTTCGGTTACGTTTAAGTTACTGGCCATATTATTACCTTAATCTTCTCAGAGAAATATCTAGTTTTTCAATTATAGTACTCTCTTTTATTTTAAATTTTATAGTAATGTCATATCTATTTTTATTATCATTACTTGTTGCATTTACCTTTATTATATCTACTCTACTTTCTTTATCAAGGGTACGTTTTATCTCTTCTTCTATAGATAGTTTTGTTAATAGACCCATGGGTTCAAAAAGTAAACCTCTTAAATTACCACCTAGTTGTGGCTGAAATGGTCTTTCGAATACATCAGTTAACAGCATATTTTTTAATGCATTTCTAATGGCCCTATCATCTTTTAGAGGTCTAATATCACCAGTATATGGGTGTACTGCCAAAGATAAATCAATATCACTATGGGGTTTTTTACGTGCTAGTTCTTTAGAACCACCTGTAATGTCCGATGTATTTACTCTACTATTTTGAAAATCTATAGCCATATAGTTATTTATAAGGGCTTAGTTAAAGAATTATTCAATAACCAATAATTTCTGTCCAGCAATTGGTGAATTATTAAGCGTAACACTTGTGGAATTATGTGTATAATCACTTGTATCTAATTCTGTGCCTTCTAAAAATACTTTACCCGTTCCTCCTGTAACTCCGTATTCGGTTTGGTTTAATATTGTTGTAAAAGAATATACATCTGGACTGCCGTCTGTGGCTCCTACCATTACAGTCTCTACTTTAGAGAGAGAAGGTAAAGAAACACTAGGTAACTTTTTAAGACTGTTTATATTAAACTCTCCATCTATAGTAATCTCTTTAGGAAGTCCAATTAAGCTTAAGAAATCACAAAAGTCAAATGTAATAAATTCAACAAGAGAACCAAGTCCAATGGCCTCTAAGAACTTTTGAATTAATTGTACCCACTTAAGAAGAAGATACTTAGGCCATTCTTCAGCAAAGTTTTTCATTCTAGTCAGTAATCTTTCTATCTTTCTTTCGGCCATTTCAATATACTCATTAGTCTCTCCACCTAATAAGTCCATAATACTAAATCCAGCAATGTTTATTGACTCTAACTGTTCTATTAACTCTGCCTCTAATTCTCTTTTTAAATCATCGGGTGCATCTTCTATCTGTTGTTTTACACTTGCAATTTTTTCTTCTATAATCTGTTCTATGTCTAGTGTTAGTAGTGCAGGCAAAGATGGTAATCCTAATGCATCCCATATAACTTTAAATTTATCTATGAGTGCACCAAAGGCTCCGTGTATAATAGCAAGGGCTCCTTTAGTTAGTTCAGACATAAGATACTTCCATATATTTTCTGCCTTTAAACCATCTGACTGTAAACCAGAATCATTAGTATATCTTCTAAACTGTTTTGGTATAAACTTTTCAAACTTTTCTAAATCATTTGCAATTTGAAGTTTTAATTCTGCTCTATATTCTGGGTCAGAAAAAAGTTTTACCACATCTATATCTAAACCAAAAACTGAAATACTAAAAGAGATAGGTAATATTTTATTAATGATTTCCATAAACTTAACTTGAACAAACATATGATATTCTTGAACCATTGCTTCTATTCTTCTTTCCCATTCTAGTTCAGGAATTTCTAAATTACCATATATAGGTTTTGTAAGTGATATTGGAAAGTTACCAAGTGCATCTTCAACCTTATCTAAAATATCCATTATCTTTTTAGCTTCATCTTCATAACCAGAGATAGCCAATAAATTAGCTATGTTTATAATCTCTGTAAAGTTATTTACTAACTCAGCCGGAGTAGGTAATAATACCTTACTACATGGTATATCAATGGTTGTTGGCATTATACTGTACCAAACCAAGTACCACCAAGTTGACTTGCTCCATTTACATTTTTTACTTTATCTAAGAATGCAATATTAGTTCCTTCACCATAAGCGGCAGGGTCAGCTGCAGTAAAGTTTAACCATTCAGTAGAAGCACTAGATAAATTATCATTAAGTGCCGCTTCAATACCCTGACCTCTAGCGGTACTCATTTCAGAATATAAACTACTTGGTATTCTTTCACCAGGAACTCCAGTGACTCCTTGGAATTGATTTCTTTGAGTTAGTACACCTTCAATAGTATTAGGAAACTTATCTGACCTGACTCTATTTAAAATAACAGCCGCAACTCCTGCCCTTTCAGCTGGATTTGTAGTGGCTTCTGCAGACACTGCTCTTATAAGCATATCCATTTCTCTATCATCTATAGAACTACCTAAAAAGGCCTCTACTGTTTCTTTAGTATTAGTTGCTGCATCAAAGGGGTCAATACTTTCTACTTTAGGAATATCAAAGTTTTCTATTGAAGCGGCTGTATTCATTCTAATCTTAGATGCCCTAATATTAACCGTACCACCTGCACCCTGAGCATCCAAGTTTATACTACCACCTTCAGTTTTAACAAATACATCACCACCATTGCCTGGATATATTTCAATCCTTGAGCCAGTTACAGCTAAGGGTGGAAGGCTTCTATTTCTAAGTCTTATAAGACCAGCACTACTATAAATTTCAGTATTACCATTCTCATCCATTAATATTTCTGAGCTTTCAGTACCATGTGAAATTCTAATTTTTTCTTTGTTTTCAGTATTGTCTAGTTGAATGATATGACCAGCCTTAGACCTATACACTTTATTATCCCAACTTGATCCTACTTCACCTGGTATATCTTTTACAAAGTTACCTGTAGGTGAATTTAAAAAACCAGTTTCTGGAATATCGGAATCTTCTTCTTCTTCATTTTTAGATTGTGTTGCAATGGAACCCATTACTAAAGGGTCTTGTGCTGATCTACCATCTCTAAAAAATCCTACTACCCAAGAACCAATTTCTAAGTGGTGATTACTTCCATTCCCTTGTATACTTGCTGTAGTTGTAGGCATCATAACTGTTGCCCAAGGAAGGTCTTTAACTGCAACAGAATCATCATAGTAACCTATACACCTAACCTTAACTCTGTTAAGATAAAGAGGGTCTTTTACATCTTCTACTATTCCAGTGAACCAAGTAAATTGGCCTTTCTTAAATTCATCCATTAACTTTCTCCGTTACTAACCCATTTGGTTCAACTTTAGGATGACCATCTCTGACAAGAGTAATAACTTGTGTGTATTGTTTATTAAAATCATGTGTTATACTTGTTATTAAATATTTACCACTAGTAAAATTATCTAGTGGAGCTGCGTCAAGTTCTTGTTCATAAGAGTTATGTATATTTAGTTGCAATAACTGGCCAACCTTTATTGAAAAGTCACCTGGTACTTTAATTGACTGCTGATGTGATTTTAACATTGCGAGTTTAGATAATGTCTTAGACCTATTTAAACCTTCCATTAAATTTTTATTACCTGTAGTTGTATTCTCATCATCAGGTTGTTCATTTAGATATGCCGTAGAGTTTTTTGAGATATAATAAATCCTTGAGTTATAATTTTCTATATACTTTTCTTCATCAGCAAATGTTTTTACTGTTTCTATACTGGACTCTTTATTGTGTTGTTCTGTTAAAGGTATTACATTCTTTTTACCAATATCTATTGTTATAGTATTAGAGGCCATGGCTCCTTCCATCTCAGCAACAAATTTAGAATATCCACCAGTTGAACCTAGTGCAGTTATATATTGTCTTTCTTCATTATAGGTGTATGGGC